CCTAGCAATAGACGATGATCGCACTGCTGATCCAACTTATACAAGTAAAGTACACATTAGAGAACGTGCTTTCGATAGCGAGTCTGCTGAATATTTAAACACACAAGGTAAGAATTATACAGTTGAACGCTTAATGCCAACACCATATAATTTAACTGTCAAGTGTGATATTTGGTCAACTAATACAGATCAAAAATTACAAATTATGGAACAGATATTAATGCTGTTCAACCCTAGTTTAGAAATACAAACTACTGACAATTACATTGACTGGACTAGTTTAACAGTTGTAAATTTAGATAGTGTTACATTTAGTAGTAGAAGTATACCAGTTGGAACTGAATCAGAAATAGATGTTGGTTCACTTGTGTTTTCAACACCAATATATCTAGCACCTCCTGTTAAAGTCAAGAAGATGGGTGTTATAACAAACATTGTTATGAGTATATTTGATGAAAGCAATGGTACAATTAGTTTAGGCAATGATGGTCCGTCCTTAGGTGCGTACAATGATAAGCAAGGACTAGAAGCAGAAACTAGTATGAAAGAAACTGCTAAAGGTAAAAAATCTCCAAGCACATTACAAAAAGCGGGTAATGAATCAGTTGTGTCTACAACTTACAAAAATTATGATTTAATTGTGTTAGGCACTACAGCAACGCTAGGACAAAATGGAAATACTGGAGTAGAAGAATGGGAACAATTCTTCAAAGCAATGCCTGGCAAATATAATGCTGGTGTATCTCAACTACAATTGAAACGCACTGACATGGCTTCTAGTGTTAATGGTACAGTTGCTATTAATGCAACTGATCCAACACAGTTGATAGTTAATTGGGATAGTGATACTATACCAAGCAATACAATTATAGAAGGTCCTACTAAAACTGCTGGCACTGTAGATTTTATTATTGATCCACAAAAATTTAATCCTACACAAGATAAAGCAGTGGGTATACGTCTATTAATACTTGATGATATAGGTAACCAAAATCAAACAAACTTAGGTTTATCAATAGGTCCAACTGCTTGGAAAAACGCAAACGGCACTGATTTTATAGCTGGTGCTAATGATATTATTGAATGGACAGGTACTGCATGGGAAATCATATTTGATGCTAGTGCAAATGCTACAGACAATATTGTATATACAACCAATCTAAACACAGGTGTACAGTACAAATATGTAGATGCTGAATGGGTATTGAGCTTCGAAGGCGAATACCAAAACGGAAGCTGGCGTATAGTACTGTAAAATAAGTACTTGCATGCCGGATATATCATGCAGTGGAGCCCTATTATATTCATTAGAAACAAAACGTTTCTTGATGCTCCACAGAACAAAAACAAAACAAAATAACGTTTGGGGCCTTGTAGGTGGCAAGGGTAAAACAGCTGAGACACCTTGGAAGACACTTCAACGTGAAATAAACGAAGAACTTGGTTTTGATCCAGAAATTATCAAATCAATACCTTTAGAAACTTTTGTTTCTAATGATGAAAGATTCAATTTTCACACATACCTTTGCGTAGTAAAGAAAGAATTCATTCCAACACTTAATGATGAGCATGATGGATACGCTTGGGTAAGTTTTGGTAAGTGGCCAAAGCCTTTACACTTAGGTTTACGTAATACTCTACAAAGTAAACAAAATATTACAAAATTACAAACAGTTTTTGACTTAATACAGATATTAGAAAAAGATGAATAAAGTTTTAGTAATCGGTGATGTCATCATCGACAAATATATTTACGGCACTTCAAGTCGGATAAGTCCAGAAGCACCTGTTCCTGTAATAACTTATATAGAAGAAAAAGAAACAAAAGGCGGTGCAGGACTTGTTTATGAAAATCTAAAAAGTTTGGGTGTAGATGTAACTATGTTCGAAACTCAAGGACAAGTTAGTGTCAAAACAAGAATAATGTGTGATGGACATTACATTACACGTATAGACGACGACAAGCCAGCAAATGGAATGGATGTACTAAAACAAGTCCAAGAAACAGATTTTTCTCAATATGATTATGTTGTGTTAAGTGATTATAACAAAGGCGTATTAGATGAAGCAAAAGACATTATTAAACATATTAACAAGTATAATTGCAAAGTAATTGTTGATCCAAAAGAAAATGCTTGGTTCTATGAGAACGCTTGGCTAGTGAAACCTAACTACAATGAATTTCATGATTTAGGTTTTGATGAATGGCAAGGTAACATTATTACTACTAATGCAGGCGAAGAAGTAATTGCTAATATTGATGGTAAAAACTATGAAGTAGAAGTAGATAATGTTGAAGTTTCAGATGTTACAGGTGCAGGAGATTGTTTCCTAGCAGGCTTTGTATATGCACTAACACAAGGTTATGATTATGAAACTTGCTTAAAAGTTGCTGTCAAAGGATCAACTGAAAGTGTAAAGCATAGTGGTACTTACATTTTAACAAAACAAGATGTTGAACATACAATAGTGTTTACAAATGGCTGTTTTGATATAATACACAAAGGACATATTGAGCTATTAAAGTATGCATCATCTCTAGGACATGAACTTGTTGTAGGATTAAACAGTGATAAAAGTGTAAAAAAATTAAAAGGTGCAACTAGACCATACAATGATGAGAAAACAAGATATGAAACACTGTTTTCTTTGCCTTTTATCAAAAAAGTGGTTGTATTTGATGAAGAAACACCGTATAATATAATAAAACAAATCAAGCCTAAGTACATAGTAAAAGGCGGTGATTATACTGTAGAAGAAGTTGTAGGACATGACTTAGCAGAAGTAAGACTGTTTCCTACTGTAGAAGGCTACAGTTCAAGTTATACAATTGGAAGAATAAATGAAGATACTAGTAACGGGTCATAGAGGATTTATAGGACAAAATATAGTCCATTATTTTTTAGGTAAAGGACATAAAGTTGACGGTTTTGATTGGGTACCTAATATAATACCTGATGTAACTAGATATGATTGGGTAATTCATCTAGGTGCTATAAGTGATACAACAGAAAAAGATGTAGACAAAGTTTGGGCACAAAATTTTGAATTTACAAGTAGATTAATACAAGTTTGCGATCAATATGGTGTAAATTTACAATATGCAAGTAGTAGTGCAGTTTATGGTCCTGGTATGGACGGCTTTAGAGAAGACTCAAAATGCCTGCCTCAAACACCTTATGCTTGGAGCAAATATTTAATTGATAAAAGTATTAGAGATGTTGGAGTAGAAAATTTTCAAACAATAATTCAAGGATTTAGATACACAAATGTATATGGTCCGGGTGAAGGACATAAACAACATCAAATGAGTATGATTAGTAAATGGCAGGATCAAGCAACACGTAATGGATGTATTATAGTGTTTGAAGATAGTGATTGTTTCAATAGAGATTTAATTTGTGTATATGATGTTTGTAAAATACACGAAGCAATGATGGAAAAAGATGTAAGTGGAATATTTAATTGTGGTACAGGTAAAGCAGTTAATCTTGAAGATACTGCACAAGTTGTTGCTAAAAAATATAACGCAAGAGTTATACACGAACCTATGCCAATAACACTACGTCCACAATACCAAGTGTTTACAGAAGCTGATATGACAAAAATAAAAGAGCATATAGAATTACCTAAGTTTTGGTCAGTAGAGGAATATTTAAATGATACAAGTGTTTGATAATGTATTAGATTTCAATAGTTTTGAACATGCTCAGGTTGCTGTCATGGAGCAGACACCATTTAAATTTGGATGGCGTGATAGACGTACTACTGATGAAGTTTATCTACATAGTAGACTAGATTTAGAAGCATTAAACGAACTTAAAATACTACAACACTTAACACATGACAGATATAAAAAATTTATAAAGCCGACACTTTTTGACTTTGCAATAGTTAATTGTGACAATATAGGCAGTGTGCATTACAGTCATACACATAAAGATACAAATGTATTTTTATTATATCTTAACGAAACATGGAATCAAGAATGGGGAGGAGAGACCCTATTTTTTGACAAAGAAAACGGAAAAGAAATTGAATTTGCTTGTACACCTAAACCTAATAGAGCTATTTGGTTTGATGGTGAAATACCACATAGTATTAGAGCACCAATAGTTAACAAATGGAGATTTAGTATCTCATTATTTTTTAGGAAAGAACAATGACACAATTAAAAGGTAAAATCGATAAAGGTTGGGGCTTTGAATTAATTTGGGCAACTAACGACAAGTACTGTGGCAAAATAATGGTTTTTGAAAAAGTAGGAAGTAAATTTAGCCTACACTTTCACAAAGAAAAAGACGAAACATGGTTTGTAAATAACGGACGTTTTTTACTTAAATGGATTGATACAAAAGATGCTACACTTCATGAGAAAGAACTAAAAGAAGGCGATACATGGCATAATCCTCCATTACAGCCACATCAATTAATCGCAATGGAAGCAGGTAGTAGTGTTACAGAAGTAAGCACTGCTGACAGTGTAGAAGACAATTATAGAATAGTAAGAGGAGATTCACAGTCTGTGGAAACTGACGTAGTAGAAACTCCTACTGAAGATTAAGCCTGAGCTTCACCCCACTTAATAATAATATTAGCGTTAACTGCCGCACCTGACGTTTTATAAACGTTTACTGCTAGGACATCTGGTCCATTAGGGAAAGTACCTCTACCACCTAGTGTAGTATTTGTAAGTTCTTTCAATGTTGCCAAATCTAGATTT